ACTTCACATCAACCCGTCCCTTTATATAATTTGCCGCTGCATAGGCCGGATATTGTGGTAATGCCTTAACCAACTGTCGGGGCATATCTGTTTTATGTTGCGTACAGCCCATAACCAGAGAAGACAACAAAATAATTAACGGAAGATTTCTTTTCATTTTCATTCCCGGCACAGATAAGAATAAGTCTTATTCTAACAATGCCACCCTGTCGGTCATCAATCCTCTGTTTAATGGCAACGACAATTATCCGACTTAAATCACAAATCAGACACATGACATAACAGAGCTTGCGAGGTAACACATCGTCCGGTTTCTTCCACCATCGCACCGGACCAGCGACCATGAGGGGACAACGCCGCGCTCCGTTAACGCGGTAAACCCCGGTGTGTATCGTTTTTGATTATCCCCGCACACTCGCGCAGAGGAGTCTCCCGGTCGGGCTGCGGTCTCTGTTAATGCAGGAATACGGCGACAATACCGCGCATGGATAATAAGGTCGCTCAACACACTGGCTGTAATGCAGCGGATACCATGCGGCATTTAGCGGCATTCATCGTACACTCAACGGTTAGCTCTTCATTCGTGGCATTCACCTGAAAGGTCCGGGAGTGTAATTGCGTACATTTACCACTGAACGAACCTTCAACAAGAACACGACCACGCTGCAAAATACGGAACGGAATTGTTCCCTGAAAAGGCTTTACGGTTACCAGTAATTTCTTCATACATCCTCCGGATAATAAAAAGACTACTTAATGCACTGAGTACGGATATATTCCTGCGCCCCTTCCAGTTGCTTCTGCATCGTCATCAGCCGCTCTCTGAGGGTGAAATAATCCCGTGTAACGGTGTCTGCCAGTCGGGGGCCGGTTGCATTATCCACGCGGGCGGTGCCGGTGGCTTCACGCACGGGACCTGGACAGGTGGCGTTGATACGCAGGCGCTTACGACCAGCGGCAACGTCAGCGCGAAAAGTTTCATTTTCAGCTCTCGCATCAGCTAATTCCCTCGAGTATTTTGCATCGAGCGCAGCAACATCGCGCTGGCGCACCTGCATATCAGTAATGGTTGCGTTCGCCAGCTTCAGTTCACTGGCTTTGTTATCGCGCTGCGCTTTGTAGGTAATCGCGTTATCACGGTAATGGTCTGTTGCCATCCACAGCGCTCCACAGGCCACCAGCAGAATAACGATAAACGCGGAAAGCATTCGGTTTATGTTCACCCCAGCAGCCCCGACGAAGACAACATCATCCAGGCCATGGAAAGAAAAAGAGCAACCAGCATTAGTGAAAATGAAATGCCGACAATTACACAGAGGATCTTCGCCAGCGTTATGAGTTTGTCTGACATGCTTAATCCTCCCTTCACGATTTCAACGCAATGACCAGTTTTGCCAGCCCATACAGCATCGGGGACACAGCAACACCGACCGCCACCCACTTAATGGCAAAAGCCAGTGCTCTGCTGATGTCATCAGTTACAGGCGCTTTCAGTTCAAGGCCGTTTTTCATAGTCAACCTCAACAGAATTCGTTTATACTTTTCCATGTTCTCCCTTGCCTTATCCAAGGTCAGAAACACAAAACCCCGCTTGCAGCCAACAAACGGGGTTTTTACTTTTATTCACTTAGTTTTTGTCAGTTCGCAGGATTTCGTGTTATCCGCCCGTGTGAGCAAACCGCATTTTTCAGCAAAATATTCTGCTTATCTGTCAATTCCCCAGCACGCCAGCGCACTCTCCTGGTCACGACGGGATACCTGACCGTAACAGTTATTTGAGCGAATACGGCAGTCTCTGCCACCGTCCTTAATCCACCAGCGAATCGCCTCGCATGCTCCCCTGCGATCACCAGCATTAATTCGTCTGTAAAACGTCGACGGGAAACACTTACCGGGACCAATGTTGTACGGACAGAATGACGCGATCCCCGCTTTCTGGGGTTCGGTCAGCGGCACTCTGATGTTTTTCTCCACCCACGCCAGCGCTTTATCACGCTCAATGGCGTTAACCTGGTCGCATTTTTCCTTCGACAACTTCATGCCCGGAACGACAGGTTTACTATCCACCAGGATGGCACCGCGGCAGATGGTCCAGATACCCGCGCCATCACGGTATGCCGTGGTGTGGTTACCTTCCTTTTCATCCAGAAACTGGTCGAGGATTTCAGGCGCAGGCGCACCTGCGGCAATCAGCGCCAGAACGGCAGCCGACAGGCCGTATTTGATTTTGGTGTTCATGGATATTTATCAGGGTTTATCGATTTCAAATCCCTGGATATGTTAAGTCTTCAGGCCAGCGGTGGAGTCTTCAGAGAACCAGTAATTATTCCCGGTAGTTTTCCTCTGTAGGTTATCAACACATCCTGCGCCTCTAAAATTACGGGGCGCTTTTCCGGCAACGGACCATCCCCTTCACATAACCCGGCAGCAACATCCATGAAAAACTGCTTCGCCTGCTTTTTCGCCTCAGCTTCGTAAAACTCCAGCGTGGCATCTTCAGTACGGTCAAGACTAATCGCCACATCTGGCAACAACAGTGACGGATACCCACCAATTTCCAGTGCCACAGTAACAGTAATCTTATTCGGGTAATTATTTATCCCTTTAACAACCAGTTCGTATTTTTTCTTCATCGCTTTACTCTCCCCGCGCCGCCTTACGACGGTCCTCTCTGATTTTGAAATACAGGTTAGTCAGATATGTCAGCAGCCCAAACAACAGACTCCCCAGCACGCCTATTGCCGCCCACTGAGACGGGGAAACCCTGTCCAGCAACTGCAGGAACCAGTAGCCCGTTCCCACCGCTGACGTGGTGTATGACACACCTGTTGTGATTTTTTCCATCTGGTACATACCCCGTCTCCCGTACTCGGAAGCTCACAACAACAAAAGGGCCACCAGCTCTTTACTGATGACCCTGACTCACCGTTACAGCATTGTGCCCGATTCTGGCTGTGTGTCTGTCATATCCGTCACCGGTGGCTCCGGCTGAATATCACCATTTTCCGTGGTGACATCTTCCGCCTGTGGTTCCGGAAGCAGTTCCGGGGATGGTTCCGGCTGTGCACCAAGCAATTCATCCAGAATTGAATCCACTTCTGCATCAAGACGCGCCTCAAGGTTCTGCCGAAGTTGCTGTTTCAGTGCGCTCCGGACTTCTTCAGAGCGCAGGACTTCCTTCACTGCCTCAGCAGTGACCAGCGATTTTATTTCTGACATAGGATTTTCTCGTTGAAAGGGGTTATTAAGAAGGTTGTTCCGGAATGAGTGGGGCTTCTGTTTTTGCTCCGGCTGACTGACTGGCGCTGATTTTCTCTGCGGCCCTTTTATCAATCTGCCTGCGCCAGAAATCGCGCACTGCCCTGTACCCACCCGAAAGAAGATACAGCACACAGACCGCCGTACAGAAGTACAGCATCACCTGATGAACAAATGTCATAGTTTCTTACCGTTATGGTTGACAATGAGAACTGTTTTCATTTAAAAAACCGATATACGAAAGCATCTTTTCTTTACATTCTCCATTGGGATTACCTCCGCCAGCTTCCGTTCCTGCCGCTGGCGGCTTTTTTTGCCGGTTATGATGATGCCCGGCTTTCGTTAACTTTGACTGTGACCGTATCAAGCAGTACAGGATACGTCGCTTTTGCCCCCGTGATATCTGTCAGCGTCAGCGTATCTGCTGTAAAGCCATCATTTGTCCACATCACAAGGTCAAACGCCGTCTGCTCTGTACCATCAATCACCGGAACGACTCTTTCGCTGTTATTTCCCGCAAAGCGGAAAACAACCGTATGCCAGTTATGGTCAAACGCACCAAATGTACCCAGTTGTGCATTCGACGTGCCCTTGTGGTGCATAAGATTCAGATTTGATGCATCCGTCTGAAGGAAGAATGATGCCAGCATACTGTTTGCTGCCGCGCCTGACGCCCACTGCGACACCGGCCAGTAGAGACCAAAGACAAACTGTCCGTTCACCAGTTCGCTTCCATCCGGAATTTTGAACCGTACGGCAATTTCCCCCCCCTTGCTGAGAAGATTTTTTGCCTCCTCCACTGCAACAGTACAGAACATTTTCCAGGACGTCAGTTTACCGGGCTGTTTTTCCAGTCGCAGCGCTTTCCGTCCACCGTCATCAGTCACAGTGCCTTTGCCACCGGCAGCCCCCCACTGCTGCTCTGTCCATACACCATTTCCACTGTTCGCATCATATTCAGCCACCGTCCTGGTACTGCTCACGGCCTCATCATGACCAGTACCAGCAACACCGCCATCCTGCGGTTTCTCAACACCCGGTACCCCCGGACTGACATCATCACCGGGAGTTGTACCACCCGACTGCGGTGCGCTCTGCCCGGTAAGGAACGATAATGTCCGCCCGGCGTACTGCAAAATGGCACCTGCCAGGCGGTCTGAAACAATGCCTCTTCGCGCCCATGAACTGAAGTGCGTTTTACGATCGGCTGACGTCCAGTTACTGGCAGTGCGTGACGCAGCGCCATAGTATCCCGCCGGGATAATGTCCGGATCTTCTGACGGCTCGTTTGTCGGCACATTCACACCATGCTCATCCGTCATCAACGGCACAAAGAAGATTTTTTTTGCGGATTTCGTCTTGTATGCACCATACACCGCATCGTATTGCGAAGAATAAGTCTGCTTCCAGTAGTAGGTCGTGTCGCCACAAATCCAGGGAACCGATGACGGAGAGCCCCCGAGACACTGACCTCCGAATTCCGACAGGTCAGAACGATATTTTTCCACCATGGAATCAAACAGCCCCGGCT